CCGCACGCGCGGCTCGATCGTGTCCGCAGCTGTTCGCCGCATTGACAGCGTGGTCGGTCAGACATGCTTGGTTCGCAGGATGGCAGCCCAGGCGGCGGCGACGCCCCGCAGGGCCGAACGCGAACAGGCCACCTGGGCTGCCGGCTCCTGCGTCTGCTCGGCCAGCCACGCCTCGTATGAACGCATGGCGACGGCAACGCTGCTTGACGGGTACGCCGGGGTCAGAACTACGGAAACGTCATAAAGATTCCGCACTTCCCGAATCTGGCGAATCGGCCCGTCGTCGTCCTTGGTCCACTGCTCGTCTGAGCGAACGTCCAGAGTGAACGCGAATGACGCGCCGCGCAGGTCACGACGGCGGACCAGCTCAAGAGTGTCCCGGCCCACCTGGGTGTCGGGCGGCAAGATGTTCATCCGCAGCCCCTTGTCATCACTGGAGAGCTCCAGCGTGCCAGACGATGTGCGGCCAAGGATGAGGTCGGAATTGTGGTTAAGCAACGCCACCGTGTCTTGCTTGCCACGCTGCCGATTGAGAATCTTGTCGAACGCACCAGGCAGAATGATCTCGCGGAATTGAGTTGAGCCTTCACGCAGCGGCAAGCTCAGGCGGTTGTAGACGGCGGCATATCCCGCGATGACTTGCGTGCCGTTGGCGCGAGTCTCCAGGGTGAGGTCAGCCTCGGGCACCTCGTCAAACGCTAGGCAGCGGCGCTCAAGTTCCATCTGTCTCTTCCTCCTGGTCGTCCTCAACGTCGTCTTCCGGGCTGTCCTCAACCTCAAACACCGGCTCGGGTGCCGGCTCCGGCTGCGGCTCTTCGTCGGCAGCCACCTTTTCAAGCGTGGTCATGTTTAACTGGATGAAGTGCTGGTCGCCCTCGGGCCCCAGCGGGTTCATGTTCTCGAGCTCGCGGATCTCGTTGACGCTCATCCACCCGTTCTGCAGGGCCGACACGTAATAGGCCGACCGGCTCGCGTGGTCGCCACGCAGAAGCCCGGCCACGCTGTGCTCGGCGAAGTACGTCTCATCCTCGCCCTCCGCGAGCAGGTCGCGGGTAATGGCGGCTTCCCACCGCTTGAGATGCGGCAAGAGGCAGTGCTGCACGAACTCGGTGCCTTGCACCTCGATGTTCGAGTACGTGCTGCGGGTGAGGTCTTGAATCATGTGCGGCGGCACGCGGAACGCCCGGCAGATTTCGATGACTTGGTATTGCCGCGTCTCGAGGAACTGGGCCGCCTCGTTGGAGCCAGAGAGCTCGTGAGCCTTGACGCCGGCCGGCAGGACCGCCGTGCGGTGGGCCCGATCCGGGCCACGGTGCATCCGCTCCCATGACTCGCGGAGACGCTCGGCTGCTTCGATGGGCACCGGGTTGTCGCTCTCGAGCACGATGCCCGGCCGGGCACCGTTGCCGAAGTACGTGGCCCCATGGGCCTCGAGTGCCTGGGCCAAGCCGATGGCGTTGGCGAACAGGCGGTAACTCGGGATGGGATGGATGCCGTCGTCCGTCGTGAACCGCAGGGCGAAAATCTGCTCCTGGCGGTACACCGTCTGCCGGCCGTCGGGCTCGCGGTAGATGTACCGGAGCCGGCCGTTCTCCAGCCGCTCGACTTCCATGCGGCTCGGGTGCAGCGGCCACAACTCGCTTACGGGCCCGCGAACGCCAGCGCGGATCTCGGCGTAGCTCGCCCCGTAATGCAGGTAGAGCCCCGTCATCCAATCGCGGAACTCCTGCGCGGTCTGCCACGGGTTCGGCTGCATGTGCAGGATGCGGTACAGCGGATGCTCGGGCACCTTCCGCTTGCCGCCGTTGGGCTGCCGCTCAAACAAGTGGAGCGGCAAACTCGACACGCTGTCCGAGATCACCCGGATGCACGCCGTGTAGGCCGAGCACGCCATCGACGTGTCGGCCGTAACCCGGATGCCCGACGCCGTGCGGCCACCTCCCACGTTGCCCCAGTCGATGCCACGCAACTCGTGCAGGCGAAAGTCCGTGGTGGCCTCGGTGGTCATAGCGAGATGATGTCCCAGGATTGTTCGGGCGGCTTCGCGGTCGCCGTGGCGTGCAGCCCCAAGGCCATCACGAGCGACACGATGCCGTCGATGCGTTCGGTGCTCTTGGCCTTGCTCGGCTTGATGTTGCCTTGGTGATCGCTCTGCACTGCCACGTTGGCCGCCATCCACGCAAGCACGGGGTGGCCGGCGTGGCGAATCCGCTCCGACAGCACGTAATTTTCAAGGGCGCGACTTGGGCTCGACATGGAGCCGTAGCCCTGCCCGAATCCTGTCACATCTACCCCGTCGCCTTGCAGTTGCGTGGCCAGCTGCGTGGCGTTCCAGCGGTCGATCCCCACCTGCCGAATGTTGAACTTCTGCGACAGTTCGACGATGTCGCGCCGGATCACGTCGTAATCGGTGACGTTGCCATCGGTGGCCCGGATAAAGCCGTCGCGTATCCACCCGATGTAGTCCACTTTGTCGCGGAGCGTCCGCTCTGCAGCGTTGGCTTGCGGCACCCAGAAATACGGCAGCACGTCGAAGGTGCCGTCGTCGGCCTGGCTCACCATGACGAACGCTGAAAGGTCAAACGTGCTCGCCAAGTCCAGCCCCGCGTACCACTCCCGCTTCTCAAGCTCGTCCCGCAGTGGGCCGCCGCACTTGGCCCAGTTGTCGGGCGATAGCCACCGCACGTCTTGCGTCGTCCAGACGTTGAGCCTGTACCGCAGGAACGCATTTAGCTTGGAAGGCGACTGGTCGGCTTCGCGGGCGTCGGCGGCAAACGAGTCCAGCGTGATCGTCTCGCCCAGCGACGGGTTGGCCTTGTGCCACGTCTTTTGGTCTTTCCAATCGTCCTCGGGCGACGCGGCGTAGATGCACCCGAAAAAGGCCGGGTCCACGCCCGTGGGATCGGCAATACATCGCTCGGCATACGCATGCTGTTCCCAGCAAATCGACTTGCGGTCGTAGCCGGCCGTCGTGATCGACAAGAGCAGCGGCTGACGCCGGGCCGCGCCGCCGTACCGCAGGGCGTCCCACAGCCGCCGGTCCCGCTGGGCGTGCAGTTCGTCAAAGAGCAGAGCGTGGATATTGAGCCCCTCGGCCCGGAACGCATCGGCCGACAGCACCCGATAGAACGAGTTGCTTTTCTTGTGAACGATGGTCTTCCGCGAGTCGATTACCTCGAGGTGGCGAGACAACGCCGGCGAAGCCCGCACCATCGACGCCGCCTCGCGGTAGATGATGCCAGCTTGCTCACGGTCGCACGCCGCACCGTAGACCTCGGCACCGGGCTCCGAGTCGAACGCCGTCATGTAGAGGGCAATGCCAGCAAGCGTGGTGCTCTTGCCCTGCTTCTTCGGCAGCTCGATGTAGCCCACCCGATGCTGCCGCGTGCCGTCTGGGTTCAGCCGGCCGAAGAGCTCACGCAGGACGTGGTGCTGCCACGGCAAGAGCGTGAACGGCTTGCCGGCGTTCTGGCCCTTGCTGTGCCGCAGGATCTTCTCGAAGAAATGAACGACACGCTCGTACTTGGCCTGGCCTTCGGCCGTGAGCTCAAGCGCCGTGGAGCTTGAAGAAGTCTTCGACTTCGTCGCTCGGCTTTTCTTCCTTGCCACCAAGTCGCACCCTGCTGCTGGGAGTCAGTCCAAACTCGCCCATTAGCGACGCCTGCAGCGCCACTAAACTTCGATATAGCGGCCCGGCCGGGTTCGGTTTCACGCCACCTAAGTCTGTTCGCATCACGGGCCCGGTCGCTCGGAGCTCAAGCAAACACGCCTGCGTCGCAGCGTACACCTCGCACAAAGTCGCCAAGGCTTCTCCGTCAGCAGTCGTGAGCGTGCCGAGGCCGAGCAAGATCGGCACGAGCTCAGTCCACTTGTCCACGGCAGCCGGCTCGAGCATCAACCGCTTCGGCATCGGCGGCGCGCCGGCAGGGGCCGGCAGGTCGGGCCGGATTTTGCGCTTGCCTGGATTTCCAGCAAGCAGGCGAGCGGCGGCAGGCTTAGGTTTTGGGCCCCGTTTGCCCATGGGCAAAAACCTTGCGGAAACTTGCGGCCGCGCACACAGAGCAGGCGACCGGGGTTTTTATTTGGCTTACCTGGCGTGATCCGAACCACCCTGGTCGCTGCTCGCCGCAGCAGCAGCGGTCGATCGCGTGCGCAGTTTTGCGGCAATCGGCACGTTTGCGTTCAGCACGTTTTGCTCGCTGCGTGTCTTTTGACCGTGACAACGGATGCAAAGCGTCTGTCCGTTCGCCACGTCGTAGCGTGAGCCACCATGACTGATTGGCACGATGTGGTCAGCGTGTGCTTCACGTCTGTCAGCACACACCCTCCCGCACGCCCGGCACGCCCACGCATCACGTGTGAGCACTGCCTGCCTCCACGCCCTGTGTCGCTTGTCGCAGTACCCACGGGCTGCCGCGTTTGGCCGTCCCGACTCATCTCGTCGTGGTGCGGTTCGCAGACGCGGCGGCCTATGGGACGGGATGCGTTGCGGCATAAGGGGGGGGCTATGTCTTCAGCGACACCACGCCCACGGTGCCTGTGCTGTTCGTCGTGGCCGACACGATCCGCAGGTAAGACAGTGCAAACGCCGCATCGGGTAGCGAGTAGATGCGTCCGACGGTGCTCGAGGGGGCCAGCGTGATGTTGGCAGCAGATCCGTCGGCGTTGTACAGCTGGCGGTAGGGGCCATCGACGGCGGTGCTGCCAAACATTTGAAGCGTGGCCGAATTGGTGCTCATGGTGCCAAACGACACCACGCCGCCTGCCATGTCGTTGAGCCGGATGGTCTGGCTGTTAGACGTAGCCGTGTGCAGCGTGATCGACACGTCACGCTGGAACCGCTTGATGACGACATGGGACATGGGTGGGTATTGCTCCTGTGGCTCGGGTTACGCCCGGATCGTGGCCATGCCGTGCAGCCTACGGCGTGGGGGGCGTATCCTTGCAGCCAGCCTGCTTAAGTTCTGCCCTGAGTCGCTCAATCTCTGCAACGGCTGCGGTGAGTCCCTCACGCATCTCGGCCATGTTGGCCTCGGT